AAATTGTTTCTATTCGATCAGGAAACCATAACCTAAAATATGTACCGCCATCTTTATCTATTTCTTCTCTTATTTTTAAATAGTCTAAATAATATTTACCATTAACTTCTCTTTTAAAATTCCAATCTAAAACATTCTCTGGTGTAACGATTGAAATATATGGTCTTATTTCTTGATTTAGTTCGTCTGCTCTTGTTCTGGTTTGTATAGCTGGTTTATCTAAAACTAAAAAAGTATGGCCATAAATAGCCGCATAATTTTGAGCCTGTTTCATTACAGAGTTAAAATTGTTACCCTCTAAATCCGCATCTCTTAAGAATGATTCTAAACTAGGCTCGTCAGCCATAGAACCAAAATCTCTCGAAGCTTTTACTCTAAATAAAAAAGATGAATAAATTTGAATTATATTTTTACAATGATTATCGCATGGTGTGTTTCCAAGTCTTTGATTGTATTCGTTATCTAATTCAAGATTGTATCTGTTTAAATATTGACCAATAGTATAATCATAGCCGCCATTGTATGATCTTATAAAATATTCCCAAAGATTTACGTTTTCTTTGTAATCTTTGTGTGTTTCGTAAGCATCATCTCTTGTATAAGCCATATTATTTGTGAACCCATCTTGTTGGTACTGAACTTGGCATTTGAGTTACTAAAGGTTTTATATAATCAATCATGTAGCCTAGAGCATCATTCATATGGTCAAATCCATCTTCTTTGTCAGGAATATTTGTATCTTCCTTGTACGTTTGTCTTTGTAATCCTTTTATAAGATATTTGCAAGAATTGGAAACAAAAATATGCCTTATTCCTTTTGAATCTTTTAGTTTGGAATTGACAGCATTTATTCTATCTCGAACTGCTGGGTGTTTATGTTTTACCTTAACTGTAAATCCACCATTTTGTAAAATAGATAAATCTGTTCTACCACCAGCAGAAGTTTTTCTTTGTTTTGAAGCTGGGTCAGGATAGATAAATATAGGTATCTTTGTTCCATATCTATCTCTGATCTCTTGTACCATTTCGTCAGTATTACTTGAATAAATTACTATCTCGTCAACTAAATATATTTTTTCTTTTTCTATTTGTGCAACACAAGCTGACATTGGGTCTATGTTAAAGTCCATTCCAATATGTAAAGGTTTTGTCCAATCTAATTTTTTATGCACAACGGACTCAACAGGGTGAAAGTTATAATAAATAGCCCCAGCATAATTTTCAAATGTTCCCTCAAACTCTTGCCTAAAGGTTCTTTGATCTAAATCTTGTCTAGCTTGATCTATTTCTTTTGGTGTAACCATTCCACCATCTAATGTAGTGTATTGAAAGCTATCCCATTCAGGGTCTTGTTTGCCTTTTAAATACATCTCATAAGACCAATTACCATAACCTTTAGGAGTTCCACACATAAAAACATTTCCTAATGTGTCACTTACACTAGCCCTTAAAACTTCAAACCATGCTCTTTTGTCTATGTCAGCAAATTCGTCTAAAATTAAAAAATTTAATCCTGTTCCTCTAAGTGTATCTGGTAGATCAGCAGACTTTAGTGATATAGTGCTTTTTGTTTTTCTTATAGTTATTGTAAGTGTAGTTTCGTTTATATCTTCTATCCAATTAAATTGATTTAGAATTTCTTTTAGATTTGACCAACAAATGTCTTTTGCCATTTTTAGAGTTGGTGCTACATACCAGATTTTCTGATTTGGTAGTGCCGCATATTTCATCATTTCAGTTATAGCAAGATATGTCTTACCAAATCTTCTACCTGATATTAAAACTCTAAATCTTTTCTTTGATGACGATATATGATGTTGGGGTTTTGTTAGAGTTATCTTCATAGCAACCAAATTTAATATAGATGTTGTATTTATTAACATCTTCTCTGCCTAGTTCTACAATTTTATTATAAGACTCATTGTAGCCATCTAGCATACATTCATAAGCATCAGGATATTTCACTTCAAAAGTGTGTGGTGGAATACATGAAGTTTTACCATCTATTACAGAACACATCATTATTGTTAAAATAAAACTCATTTTCTTTTCTTCTTTGCATTGTATTTCCTATGAGTTTGCACTCTCCAGCACCAATGAAATATGTTTCTAGTTACCTTTTCAATACTTGCTATAATCCAATCAATCATTGTTATACTCATAAATTATTTTAAAATAAGTTTTTTTATACTTTTTTCACCCATATAAATTTCAGTTTCCGCTTTACTTTTTATGCACTTATAAGTCACATTTGGTGTATACTGTCTCTCCGCATGACGTTTTCCTCGAAGGCATTGTGCCATACCTTCTGACTGTATTCTGTGTTCTACAATCTCATTGTTCATAAACATAATTAGGGCTACCACAGTCTCTATCATAATACCTTACCTTTGTTTTCACCTTGTTTAATTACATATTTTTGTGTTCCGTATTTGCCTATTTCTACTTCTTTTTTTAAATCTTTTACTAACATCATTTGTTTAGTTTTTTCTTTTTGTTTTTTAATATGATCTAACACTTGTCTAGTTATACGAACCATTTTTTAAACCTATTTCTCTGTTTGCATCTTTTAATTTTTCAATATCATTTAAAACTTTATCCATTTGTTTTTGTAGAAACTCTATATTAACTTTGTTCAAGGCCATTGATTCAATATGTTTATTTAGTCTATCTGTTGTTTTGTATAAATCCTCTATCATCATAAATTGTTCTGAGTCCGCGGGAAGCGACCCCATTTGGCCCCGCGGCCATTTTATTCTAAATTCAGTATTGTGTTCGACATCTTTTTGCATAAGTTCTAATGTTGTTGCCATTCTATTTTGTGATTCAATAATACCAAAATATGCCCATGTTCCTATTGCAACCATAGCAATCAAAGAAGCAACTGTTTTCATTGGCATCTGTACTCTAGCTTCATCTGATATATTAAGTGGTTTATTACTCATATTTTAAATCCTTTTTTCCATGATTGGATAGCCCAATAAGCTGGGCTTAAAGTTTTCTGTCCTTTTACTTTTGCTAAGATAGGTCGAAATCTTGCAAAAAACATTCTCTGTCTTGTGGGATTATTCTTACGAATAGGCATACCCTTTGCTCCGAACCGCACTATCTGAACTCTACCTGATTTCTTATTTCTTACAAAAACTCCAAACTTCTTTGAAGCTGATGGTGTTCTAAAAGGTTTATTTAATTTTCTATTTCCATGTATTGACATGGTTTTTTATTATCACTTATCATCTACAAATACACCCAAAAAAATAACCTGAACCATCTTTCATTTGATGTAGATTTATTGGATAGTCTAAATATTCTGTAAATTCTAATCTAATAATATCGCATAAAGAAAAACAATCTACATCTGCTAAAATCTTTATATGATCTAGCATTTCTTTTGTTACTTCTATTAATGAATAAACACCATCATTTAAAATTATAAGTTCCATTATCTTCTAAAATGTCTTGGTCGCCATTTGTTGCAGACATAAGTATCTTTGACTCCCTGAGTCCTGAATACACCGCAAAACATTCTTCTTTCAGAAAACATTCCGCAGTTTCCGCATGACCCTCTACCTTGTGATGGTCTAAAATCCTGAGGCATTTGGTAGGGTATAAACTCACCATTAGGATAGAAGTTTGATCTTTTCATTTACCTTGTCCTCGATATTTTTTATACGATCTGCGTTTATTGCGATTCATTGAACTAAATTTAGGTCGTCTACCAATAGATGTACCATTCTCTGTACGAGTATATTCTATGACTTTACCATAAAGATTACCCTTTTTTTTTGCCATTCAAATCTTTTACTTCTTCAGCTTTAGCTTCTATAATTAATGGTAAAGGTTCTGTAGTGTTGGTGTTGTGTATTCTATCTGACATTTGTAGGTATTGTTTTGAAAGCCAAATCAAAAGCTTATCGTTACCTTTCATAGCTTTTTCGTACATTCTTTTTCTTAAACTAGCTTTGCCTTTGTTTTTATTAACCTCAATAATTTCGGCAAATCTTCGCTGTAATGTTCTTGCTGATACACCTAAGATACTTCCCAATTCTTCCTGAGTACAACCAATTTGGCTTAGATTAGCGAGTATTTTTTCATCAATAGCTTTATGTGGTCTGCCTAATTGTTTCTTCTTTTCTGCCTTGTTTATGTCGCTTTTCATAATCGATTCTTATACCTGATCTCCCCAATAATCCCAACCTTTTACTTTTTGTCTTGCAAACAATTCTATTCTTGGAAGATCACCACAAAGTTCTACAATTCTATTTCTTATATCATCTGGTTTTTTACTATGTTCTTGTCTTTTACTAATAATTAATTGTTTTACAGCTTTTGAGAGTCTTTTTGGATTACCTTTAGTTGCTAACAAACATTGTTCAGGGTTACATCTTGTCCAATATCCCATGCCTGTAAAATAGCCATCTGATTTTTTATTTTGTTTGACCCAAGTAAAAGCTACTGTTTTATATTTAAAACCCCATCTTTTAATAGTTTCCAAAGCTTCTGGCAACATTGAGTCGATAATCCATATAAATAAGATGCAGTTAGTATCGCTAATTGTAGCAACAGGAATATTATAAATATCATTAATATTAAGACAGTTATAATGCTGTATAGCAGATCGTTTCTCACCTTTATTAGAATAGGTTTTAAAATGCCAAGCTGGGTCTGCATAAATAATATTATATTTTTTTTTTGGTAAAGGTATCAAATTTCTATCTTTTTAAGTTCTTTTATGCAACCAATAGGAAAAACATTACGATCACTAAAAGTTTCTTCATCATAACTAGCAAATGTCCATAAATACTTTTTATCTTTTTTGAACACATAAGCATTAGTTGTCATCATGGCTGGTTTCATAGCAAGAAATTCTTTTTCATAAGCATGGCCAGAATCTCCACATGGGTCAATCCATGAGATTTCATAAAAGAAATATTTTTTCTTACCTATTGAAATATGTCTGTATTTTGACTTTTTTCTGACCATTTAATGCTTTCGTTTTTCTATAGATTCTACAACAGCCCTATAATATTCAAGCTGAACTTTAAGCATTTTATTTTCAAGTGACAGTTTAATCAATCTTTTTCTGACATACTTAAATAACCGCAGTATTTTCATTATAAATATTCTGTTATTGGCTCATTCTTCCATTTGTGCTTTTTATATTTTTTGCCATCTTTCATAATTATATTATACTGACCCCACTCAGACACGATTTTATATTCACTATTAACAATGTTATCTTTGCAAGACCCTATATTAGTATGTGTATTAGTATTGTTATTTAGTACTTGTTGCGATATGCGGTCTGTAAGTGGTTGTTCTTTATCAACATACTGAAATTTATCGTAATTTATAACATTTATTATAGTTACTTTTCTGTTCTTGTGGTTGCTTGTGGGCTGTAACTGGGCGGTTCTAGTAGTTATCATCTTCCTATGCACAAGCCTTAGTATAAAAGTTCTCATTTCAGAATATGACATACCAAATCTTTTAGCAGTAACTCTTAGCGGCATTATTAATTCACCTCGTCTAATGAAAATTTTGTTTTCTAAAAATCTCAAATCTTTATCCTGATGACTTGCAGAACTAATCATATATATCCAGCAACTAGCCTGTAATAAATTTTTGAATACAGGGTGTTGCCATATATTCCTGTAACAAATAAAATAACCTGACTTACGACTCATTTTTTATCCTCTCTTTTACTTTGGCTAATATTTCTAATTCAGTACCATACTTTTGTTCAAAGATTTTTTTATTATGATGTATTCCACCCTGACCTTGATGATGAAAGTAACACAATGGAATTGTATCATAATGAGATGATCTTCTACCCATACCTAAACCTTTTGGTCTTATGTGATGAACATTAGCTGGTGCTTCACAAATCCAACAGCCAAGACTTGCAACCTTACTCATGTATTCTCGTTCTTTTTTGTTTGCCATACTATCGCTGTTTTTCCATAAGGTGTTTCTCGTCTATGTCCACTATCTTCAATAAGTTCTAAAAGCTGTAACTCTCGAACTCTAGCACATACACTAGATAATGGCATCTCTAATTCATCTGCAATTTGATAATTAGTTGATGATTGCGATTTTACAAATTCCAAAACCTTTTCTCTTTTAGTTTTTAATTTTGGTTTTTGTTTTTTGTAAGCTGACTTGCTTGTTTCAGTATAATTATGTGCTGGGTACTCCAACTCTAATTGTTTCATATTTTCCTCTCTCTAAAAAGATAGCGGACAGAGAGAGTAGTCCGCTACCTTAATTAACCTAAGTAAGATATGAATTTATACTTATATTGCTTCGGGAGCAATAATCTCTCTTAACATAAATATTAAATTTTTTCATATCTTATTTTGATTTGTAACTGATTTGCTTTTATGATGCAAATTAATAGCTAGAGTTGTATGTGATGTTAAAAAAGCTAGGTTTTATGCGGTAAATTAATGCTTGATAATACAACTCAATAATATACATTTTTAGTATGAAAAATAAAAAAGGAGAGAGTATAATGAAAAAAGAAAATTTTAACGTCGGAGATTTTATACAAATTGACCGAGACCAATGGAGTGAGTACCCTCAATATGTAAGTGGTACTTTTGGGGTAATTGCTAAAATTGGAAACAAGTATGCCAAAGTTATGAGTTTTGCTAGATCAGGTTTAGTAAATGTTGAGTTTAATCATTTACATTTTGCAGACCTTTCAAAGCAAGACGAACTTGGTGTAAGAATGTATAACAATAGATTAGCTGATATTAAAAAAAAAGAGAGAGCATAATGATAACTGCACATAATATTCAACTAGATGTTTTTCACGAAAATATAAAAGAAATAAGAGAAAAAGATAAAATGAGGGGTGGAAGAAAAACATCAAGATCAGATATAGATTTTGCTGTTCAAATGGAATTAGCTTGGGATTTAGAGAATATTTTAAATGCTAGACCAGAAAAGTTATCTGATGTTTTAAATGCATTAAAAAGTAAATATAACAGATAAGGAAAGAGCATGCATGATTATTAAAATAAAAACTAGAAACAAAAACTTTGATTTGTTACAAGATATGCAAAAGAATTTGGGTGAGTTTTACCCAAATACTACTTTAGATGAAGTAGTAACTATAATAAAAAAGGAGAAAGCTAATGTTAAAGGCACTCCCAAAGCTTCAATCAAAGTACGACAAAGCTTTAATTCAAGAAAAAGATTTGTTGGAAAAGATGAAAAAGCTACGGAAAAGAAAAAAACAGATGGCTTGGAAGATACATCAGATAAAGTATCACCCAAATAGTCTGTAGAGAGAGGATAAATAGATATGAAAAAGATACTTTTTTTAGCCCTACTTGTATGTCTTTTACAAGCTTGTGTTCCTAAAATGGTTGTTGATACTAAAGGTCGTTCAGGTACTTTCGACTATTCAAGAGCAGAAGATTTGACTAACGATCAAATTCTATGTGAAGAATTGGTAAAAGAAAATGTAAATTTAGTGTTTGATTACACAAGGTTTGCTTTTGCTAAATATGTAGAATTAGGAACTGTTGGCTTTGTCAAAGCTGATGAATTAAAATCAAAAAAAATAAATAGAGAATGTCTTAAAAATCGTGGACATTCGATATTAGATTAGGAGAGAGAATGACAAAACCCACAGCAAAAATTATCAAACTAAGCTTTCAATGTGCAAGATGTTTTATAGATGATGCAGATAAATTAGCTTGGTTTTCTGGTAAAACTCTTTTCAATGAGTCATTACTCTGTCGTACTTGTTGGAAAGATCAATTTAATAGATTAAGCGATAGAGAGAAAAAGGAATGGTCATTTTATGATAATAAAAAATGAAGATAAGATACAAGAGATCAATGGTATCATACCATCTTATCTAAATCAGTTCGGAATATCAGACGAACAAAACGAAAAAGTCTTTAGAAAAGTGTATGGCTGTCAGCTAAAGAAGATTAGACTTATGAGAGGATATACACAGACTAGAGTTGCAAAAGCAGTTAATGTTACATTTCAACAAATACAAAAATATGAAAAAGGTGCAAATGCTTGTCCAAAATGGAATGAGTTAAAGCTTTGCGAATTGTTTGAATGTGATGCTGATTACTTTGTAAAACCACTTATTGAAAACAATTATAAATTTTTAAAGAGAGAGAGGAATGGATATGCAAATAGTTACTGAACATGGACATCAAGTTGAGTTCAATGCAGAAAAGCATGTTTATATTCATAACAATAATTATGTAGTTGGTATGAGTACAATACTTGGAAAATTAGCAAGTCCAATGTTAGAAAATTGGAAGATTGCAAATCAAGTAAATGCTATAAAAAAAGAAATGGAAAGACATGGTATTCCAATAGATAAAATAGAAACTATTATCTTAAATGCAAAAACTAATGCAAAAAAACAAGGTGATAGTATTTTAAATATTGGTTCAATGGTTCATAAATTTTGTGAAATGTGGCTCAAAAGTGAAAAATTTACAGAACCTAGTGACCCTGTTGTCAAAGCTTGTTTTGATAAATTTAAAAAGTTTTGGAAAAAACATAAACTTAAATTAGCTGAGTCAGAAAAGATTTTATATTCAGAAAGAGGATATTGTGGAACTTTAGATTTAGTTGCAATAGACCCTAAAGGAAATCTTTGGTTGATTGATATAAAAACAAGTAAGGGTATATTTATAAACATGGTGCATCAAGTTCATGGATATAAATTAGCTTATGAAGAACAAACAGGTAAAAAAATAAATAAGATGTATATTGTAAGATTGCCTAAAGATAATGGTGATTTTGAAGCTAGACACATCTTATACAAAAAAGAACATTTAAAAGCTTTTCTTGGTTTATTAAGTTGTCATAAATCAGAACTACTTTTTAATGAGCAACTAAGAAAATATAATCAACTTATAAGGAAAAAATAATGACAATAAACATTAGAGTTCAAACAAGTCCATCTAAAAATGCAATAGATTTAGAGGGAAAAATAGATACATCTAAAAGAGAACACATAGAACATCTTGTTGAAATGATAATTACTCAACATCAAAGAGGAAATTTAATTCATGGAGATTTATTTTGGGATATATCAAATCCTGATGATGTAGATGATCTTGAAATCAATTTAATAAAAAAGGAGAACTAATGTACCAACAACAAAAAAAAACACCATTTTGTGCTTTGACTATGTATTTAAGAAGTACAGGCAACAAATCACCTAAGTATGAGTATAAAGCTGATGCAAAATCGCTTTTTACTTGTAGCTTAACTAAGAAAAAATACTCATTATCTCAGATAAATGATTGGTATAGTACACCAGAAGTTCAGAAGTTTCATAATGAGGGATATAGAGGAAAATGGTTTGCAAAGACACAAGAAATTGAAAATCCTAACAAATATGATAAAAGTAATTTGCAAATGATTTTAAGTTTTATAATGATAAAACCATTTAAACCCCAACCCAATATAGATGGCATGAAGCCTATAGGTGAGTCTGTTCCAAGATACAAAGAAATGACAATGACAGAAGCTAGACCATCTGCTCCTGAACATGCAAAACCAATAGAGATAAATGATTTAGATGATGATTTACCACCATTTTAAATTATGAAAGTATATAGAACACAAGAATATTGGAAAAAACAAAAAGAGTATATGCAATCTCAACTTCGTAAAGCTGGTAAAAAAATAAAAGATTTAGAAAAAGAAATCGAAAATCTTAAAGATATTAATAATGAACATAAAAAACTTAATGGTAAATTACGAGAGGAGATTGCATCACTAGAAGAAATAAATCAATTAATGTATGAACACCCTTAATAGTAAAGAAGCATATATCCAAATGGACAAAGCGGCTGAAGAATGGGCTGATTGTCAAGAAAAAGAAATAATTTTAGACGAGGGCAAAAAAGCTTTGCTGTCTAAGCTTATGACAGAAGAACAATCTGGTACAGAAAAAGTTACAGATAAAAAAGCAGAAAATAGAGCAAGAAACAGACCTGAGTATCAACAAATTGTAAAAGCTTATGCACTTGCATCTAAATCATTACTGAAAGCAAAACTTAAATATAATAATCTTGATAGATATTCTTCTATGAAACAAACAGAAATAAAAACAGATATTAAGTTAGCAAACAGACAAGAGGGTTAATGCTTTGTAATATCAAAGCCATCTAAATTAGAAAACTCGTTTATTGTTTCAATATTGTAATCATAATCTACAAGTTTTACATCTTCAAACTGCGAAAGTTCATGTACAAAACCTTTAAGTTTATTTAAAGCTGGGCTTTCATCTACAAATCTTAAACAGATAAAGTGACCATACTCTGAATAAGCTGATTCCATTCTAAACTCTGCATCTATAATAACTGCATCTATCCTCATAGATTCTTAATACAGATGTTTGATATGAATTTATATTATTTTTTTTTATTACGATTTAAAACTTTATCTGTCATTTTAGTAGAAAATGTTGCAGTAAAAACTATTATAACTAAGTACCAAACACTATCAGGTAAATCATTTATAATTCTTACCCATTCCTCAAAGTTATCTCTAGTTTCGTCAAACCAACCTGTAGATAGCATAGTAATAAGCCATACCATTAATATTTCATCTTTCCAACTTTTATCTTGTGACTTTATTCTTTGAACATCTACTTCTTTACAAGCTTGTAATTCTGCTTCTCTAATAGTTTTGACTTTTTCTGCTTTATGCTTGAAATGATCTATTGCTTTATTAGCAATCATTTTTGTTAAAGGATTTTTAAGTAAAGATAACCACATATTATTCTTTTATCAATTCTATTCCAAGATCGCAATAATGCTTTATCTTTTCGTATTTACTTTTTAAAGACTCACCTTTTTTCTTACGAACTGCATATTTTACAATATTACCATCTACAAAGTTTAAATTATTGGCTAAAATGAATTTTAATGGTGATATTGGTAGTTGATAGTGCTTACCACCTATTTGTCTGTCAGTAGCCTTTAAATGGCCTCTATGAGCCTTTAAAGTACTCTTTTTGTTCTTCATACAAGCTTTTTAATCCAATTACCCTTGTTATTCAATACCATTGGCAAAAGTCTTGGTATTCCATCAATAATTATACCACAACCTAAAATAAACCTTGTCTTAAAATTCTTGGCATAAGCAAAGGCCATAGACTTTTGATTAATTAAACAACCTACATTCATACCAAAGAATAGATTATCAGGATTAGCCCACCAAGATATTACAAACTTTGTATGATAGTGGCCTTGTACTGCACTCATGCCCATAGTTTGAGATACCTTTAATACATCTGCACTTCTTCCATGTGTAAAAAAACATCTTTGGCCATTGGCCATAGTAAGAGTTAAATCATCTGTCCATTTCCATTTTTTAGTTCCTAGAAAATCTCCATAATCTCTTAAAAATTCTTTACTCATTCCATGTTTCAATGCTCGTCTATAAACAAGACTAGAATGGTTACTATCTACTTCTGTAACAATCGGAAATATATCTTCTAATTCTTTTATATATTTTCTAGCTTCTGCTAATTCTTGACCAGCACTAAATAAATCTGGGTTTGAGTCGTGCATAGATATTGCATGAAAGTCTAAACTATCTCCAATATTAACTATTGTATCTGGTTTAAATTCTTTTTTAATTTCTTTTAAAAATCTGATTGAATCTTTGTGATGATATGGAATATGAAGATCAGATATAACTAATATTCGCTTATAGGTCATTATAGACCTATACAACTATTTGGTGAGTATGTAAAGAAGCTGACCTAAAACTAGAAGTCCTACAGCACCAAGAGAATATAAAATACGATCTTGTGTTTGTTTCATGTGAAAAAGATGGTTTTTAATTATTAAATCTATTTTTTGATTTACTAATTTTATTCTTCCATCTAATTCTGCAAATTTTTCTTTAGTTGTTTTCATTTTATTTTTTTCTTTTTCTTCTTAGGTCTGTATCATGTTTTCTACTTCCACGCAAAAAACTATTAACACGACCAAGTGACCAAGAAGCCATAGAAGTACGAGGTCTTGAACCTGAAGATAAATAAGCACCTTGTCCTCTACGATATACTTTTTTAAGCATACCTAAAGTTATGTTTTTTCTATTCTTAGCTTTTGCTCTAAGTATAGAAACAACTCTTGCAGATAAAGGTTTTCTTCTAATAGCCACTTCTTGCCCTCGCCCTAAACATTGATCTTGGAATTCTTTGTCCTTTTTTGTAAGCTTCAGACATAGCTTTTATCAAACTTGCTCTCTCTGATCTAGCACCACTTTTAAGACCAGATAAATATTTTTTTGGCAAGTCTGTTTGTTTATCTCTTGCTACTCTTTTTCTTTTTCTTTTTTTTGGCACTTCTTCTCCTTTTACGCATTGGAAATTTATTTATCATTTCTTTTAATGTAACTGATGTTGTAAATCCACTCATTTACCTGTAGTCCTCATAGCAATAGTGTGTGCTTGACCAAATGTACGTTTTCTTCTTCCACCAGCACCACTCATAAGTCTAGCCATAGTTCTCATGTGTTTTAGAGTATGGTGTCTTGCATGACCACGCATAGTTTTTTGTTGTCTTGGTGTAAGGTCTTTTATTATATTTTTAATTGATGCTACTTTAACCATTATCTTCTACTTGGTTTCATTTTAGACTTTTTTTTCTTTTTCTTTTTTTTCTTCTTCATAGCACCACTTCCATAATGATAAGGCATATTATTTTCTCCTTTTTGTTTTTTTAGTTTTTTTCATCTTCTTCATAATAGCTTTTTGTAAAGCCATTGGTAGTTTTTTCTGTTTTTTAGTTAGCATTGTTTCTCCTATTTGTTAGCATTTCTCATTACATTAGCTAAACTCTCACATCTTTTTGTAGTTTGTTTATGCCAATTACTATCTATCATTTCTTTTGATGCAGTTTCAAGATCATTATTTTTTAATGCTTCCCACATCTTTTTAAACTTCATTACTCTTGGTTTTCCTAATTGGAAACACATCTCTATAATTACACCTTTAACAATGTGATTATGTTCTATATCTGCAAGAAGTTCGTTAGCTGAATCGTGTGCTATTTTAAAATCATTATCAAAAACTTCTTCAAGAGTTTCTTTATCATAAGTAGTACCCTCAACAAAGTTGTCAGTGGGAAGTACAAGATGACCATAGCCAATAGTAGCGAAACCCAGACTATCGGAATACACAGTATCCCTAAACCCTTCATGTTCTTTAATTCGTTGTTTGATTTCTTCCATAAGTTACCTTTCCAATGTTTTAGTAAGTTTAATAATTTTATCATTCATATTACCTCGCTGTTGTTGGTATTCCTGAAGCACCTGTTACAAATGGCGATTCTGCAAAAGCCATGTATAAATATGTTACACCTGAAGCATTAGATTCTCCATCTGTGGCTCTTAATTTAAAACCATTAGATAAATGATCTATTGTAAAAAAATCATCTGTGCTTTCTGTACCAGAAGTTTGTGCAACTATATATTTTCTTAATGGATTATTACCATTAGATTCACTTCTTTTATTATCATGAATCGACCAACCTCCTGAACCACCAGAAGAAATCCTTTTATACATAGTCCAAGCTGGTTTAAATCCGAGATGAATATAGCTTCCGTTTGTCGAGCCAGATCCTGTATAACTTCCAATTTTTGAGTAGCCTTTAACACTATGAAAACAATAAGCTATGTTTGTTCTTGAACTTCCATTAGTTCCAGCCGCAGAACCAACAGAAAATACACTTGATGTCGGATTTGTGTTATTCCAAACACTAGAATCAGATGCAACAACATCAGTTTCATTTAAATGTAAATAATTATTAAATCCTGTAGAAATTTTTGTTGAACCTACATGCCACCATGTTGAAGAATTACTCCTACATTTTTGAAATATTATTTCAGGAGCAGAAGATAATCCATGACCAATAGTGGCATTACTTCCTGTTCCTTGATAACCCACAATACTAAATCCAGCATCAGTTGAAGCAGACACAGTTGATTGAATACTGCCTGAAAAATTTGATGAACCAAATGTAGAGTTTGTGTTTGCTTGTCCACCCATACCAGAATGATAATGACAAAAATAATATAAAGTTGGTGCTGATGCCGCTACTGTAATTATAATTTTTCTTGATGATGCAGAATTAAAATTTGAAACATAATTTGATTCAGTTACACTTGCACCATCTAATTGATAAACTACTCCTGTTGAGTAAGTTGAACCACCACCATGACTTCCCCCAGAAGTTTCTGAAAATTTCATTGGGTGTCCATCATTTGAACTATCTGATAAATCAAATGTATAAGTACCACCCTCTTGTAAATCTAATGTAACAGCACTTGTTCCATAATCATCAAATCTATATTTGTTACCACTATCTGAAACTACTTTAACAACATAAGTTATAGCTGGTGCAGTTCCGCCAGCCAACCAGTTCCAGCCAACATAAGTTGCACTATTTTCATTTACAAATGAACTACTATCTGCTCCTAAAGTAAAACCATCACTATCAAATGAAGTTACAGAATCTGATTGAGTTGCTTCTGCATTAGTTCCATTTGATCTCAATGTTTTAGTAGAACCTCTTGTAGAATCTCTCAAAGAATGTTGATAAGCGGCACTTCTTGATTTTATCCATAACCAATCTGGTTGAAAACCAACTCCTGTTATCGACTGACCACTTGTATTACCAGTATAAAGAACAGTGTTAAAAAACAATCTTGGGTTGTCAATAGTTGTATAAGCCATTATCCAAACTCCGCTAGGTTTTTTGTGTTAAGTGCATAAAAAGATTTTGAACCGCCATCAAAAGTTCCAGAACTAGGGTCATATTCAAAATTTCCATAACCATTAGGGTCTGTATTTCCTGATGAAATACTAAATGATTGTGTTCCGCCAAAATTCCAATCATTAACAATTACAAGTGAACTTCCATAATCTCCTGTAGCAAAAAAATAGTGTCCTAGAGGTGTAGATGCTGGGTCAGTTATTGATATTCCTGTTCCACTATTTTGTAATGCTCCATTTTTTGCAAAATATAATTTATTATTATCAAGATCAAGATATACTCCTATAATATCTCCTTGATCATAACTATCTCCATAAGTGACAGCACTTCCGTTTGTGTAATATTTTCCACTACTTGAATAATATCCATAGTCATGTTGATTTTGTCCTAAATAATTTGTGTTTGTAACTTGTGTAGATTTAACTCCAATTAAATTATAATTATCGCTACTACTTCTTGAAACATATTTACATTCGAAATACCATTTACCTTGTGATAAAGCTATTGTTGAAATACTTGGTGCATAAAGATTAGAACTAGCTGTTGTTTGTCTTAAATTACCCTCTGATAAAGTATGTGGAGTGTAATAATTTTCTAAAGAATTTATAGTAGCATAATTATTTGTGCAAGTATCAGAAGATTGATCTACACTTGTTAAATTATTTACAGTAAAGTTATTAGAGTTTCCTGATACATCTGCACCTAAACTACTTGCATTTTCAAAGTCTAAATAAAATCCATTAGTGCCAAAGGTTAAACCTGATACATCTATTGGTTTCCAAATGTTAGGACTATCACTATCAAACTCTCCAAATGATGTTGGGTCTAATGATTGACCATCAACATGCACAAACTCTGCTAAATAAGCATCAAGATCATTACCATTGTTATCTGATGCAGTTCCAATCGTATTTCTATAACTTGAATTATTTTTTGCAGTATCATAATTTAGTGCTGGATATGCTGATGTTGAAAAACTTGTTTCTTGTACTCCATTTATATACAATCTTACTCTGTCAGCTTCTGTACTCTGTGTTGTATCAACTCTATAGACAATGTGATACCAAGCTAAAGTATCTCTAAACACTCTATTAGTGATGAAATTAAAAGATTGTAAACTACCTCCTATAACTTCATAAAATCTTATGGTGTTATTAGACTGAAAAAAAAACGGAGTATAGTTGTTACCACCACTAGTTCCTGTATCCCACATTGTTGTATTTATGTCTAAATTTGTTCTCTTAACCCACCATGATGTTGTCCAAGTTCTTTTGTTTCCATCATCTTGCGTTCTCTCTAAATTATGATCACTACCATCATCAAACCTTAGTGAATTAGCAACTTCATATTCTCCAGTTAGTGCAGATGATACGTTTCCTGTTGCAATAGTTGGTAACATTAAATCTCCTTTGGAAATTCTGCTAAAGGTCTTTCAATTACAGGATTTTCTTCTGTTCCTGTATTTACATATTCATAAAGAGTTTTTAGTTCATCAACAGTAATACAAGCATCTATTTGAGTTTCCATTTCATTTGATTTTGCTCTTACATTTGCTCTAAAAGTTGTTATGTTTTCTGGTACTGTGTAACCATCAACTTCATTAGCTTTTACTACATACCAATCAGTAGGTGCTAATAATCCTGATGCTTGTTGTTTTACTATTCTTTTCTTTTCTGTTTTTAAACCATAATTAATTACTTGGTTGCCATCTTCATCTAAAATATTTTCTCCATCTTCATCTACAGCATTTTCATCTTCTAATCTTTTTGGTGTAGCATTTCCCCATGATCTTGTAACTTTATTGTCCGAATAATTGAATTGTTCATTAGTATTTATGTAATAATATTCATCTTTAAAATTAGATGTATCAGTTATAACTTCAAATATACCTATGGCATTTAATTCAGAAGATGACCATAATTGAAAAATCTTTGTTGGATATTGAACATCATCAATAATTAAAGGTTTTGGATTATTAATTATTTTTTCAATTTTATCGTCTTTAACTAATGCGTACATATTTTAACTCTCACTTAAATTTAATGTTCTACCTACTTCTTGCCAGACAGAACCATTATATTTAAAAACTAAAATATCTGTTTTACCATCTGTTGAAGTAAATGTTGGTGCTGTTGATGCCGCAAATTCAAAAGCAGTATTAAAAGCGATTGTGTGTGAACCATTATAATTTATTTCTAAACAAATAAATGAACCCTCTACAGAATTAGTTGGAGCGGCAAAAGTAGTATTTTCTGTTGTTAAATGATATGCATTTGGTTTTGCCTGAGAATCCCATGCAACAGCATTTGATGAAGAAGTTAATGCTTGTTGTGGTACATAAGCTAAATCATTAAATTTTATTGCTCCTGTTCCATTAGTTGTAAATTGTATATGACCATTAGCACCATCTTCTAATGTAATATTACCAGCATTTGTTCCATTATTTGTATTTAAAATTAAATCTCCTGTACCTTGTGTTGTTAAAGTTGCGTTTGCGTTATTATCACCTATTTGAACTGTGTCTGCACCTAAATTAACATCTCCTGTTCCATTAGGAATAATATCAATATCTGCGTTTGATGTTGAAACTATATCATTTCCATTTACATCTAAATTACCGCCTAATTGTGGAGTAGTGTCTCCAACAACATCAGATGATGAATCAGAAACATCAACTGTATTTGATGATGTGTTAAATGTAGCAAATGTAATATCATCTGAACCATCAAAGAATTTAAGAACTAATAAATTAGACCCTGAGTTTGTTGTATCAAGCCAGAATGTGCCTGTTGTTGCAGAACTAGGTCTTGATGTACCAGAGTTAGAAGAATTGATTGCTCCTAAAACTGTATTAAGATCAGTCCTGAAATTTGGAAAAGACTGATTTGAAATTGTGAAATCTAAAGCTTGTGACATATCAATTTATACTCCTTTTAAAATCCTTTTGCAATAAAATCAAAAGTTCTTGAAATATTTGAACCACTTGAATTTTTAAATAAAACGTCAAAACTATTAACAGTTTTATTTGAAACTGTAAAGAAATCTCCTGTATTTGCATCTTCCATTGTTATACCTACTGCGTAACTTGTACTCTTAAATGGTGAAGAAAATGTAACAGTTTTTGTTGATGTTCCTGAAACAATATCATTACTGCTTTGTATTCTATCAGGCATATCAACTGTAACTGTAGCTTCAGATACAACAGCAGTTGAAGCTAAATCACTTGATGTTAATACAAGCCTAAATTTTAAAAATCTACAGGTATAATTTCCTATTACAAATGTTTGAAAAGATGTGAAAGTTACATTGTCATCTGATGTTGCAACTTCTAAATGTGCGTCTGAGTTTGCTGGTGCATCTCCGTCAAAATTGGATTTTCCGCTGTCAAAATTCCCTGAACGATTATCAAATAAATCATCAGGATTTCTTGCAGTTTGAGTTAATGAAGCTGTAACTCTTACTGTATGTTTCGCACCAATATCAACTACATTAGCAAACTCATAGTTTCCTGTAGATTTAAAGTCTGCATTAGATACACCAGAATCAAAAAATCTTGTAGTCTCATCATCAAAATTTCCAGAAGCACTATCAAAAAGTTCGCTTGAATCTAATATTATTGCATTATCTGATATGACAACATCATTTTTAGTTCCAGAAAATGTAGGGTGTTCATTGATAGTAGAAACAGCATTGAAATTTTGTAATCCAGCAACAGTTGATATTACTGCTGTTGCATTTGAACTAAAGTTTCCTAATTTATCTACAGCTTTGATTAGATATGTTCCTACTCTTGCTGGTACTGTAATTGAAGTTGCTGGTCTTGATACTTTTGTTACAAGATTTACAGAGTTTAACCATTCAGCAGTTCCATCAGTTTTTGAAGAAAATCTTATTTGATAAAATGCTAAATCTAAATCAGGTACAGCATCATAAGATAAATGTGCATCTTGTCCTGAAACATTACAAGTAAAGTTCTCGACATCTGAGGGTGGAAGTATAGCTCCTACAATAGTTCTTTGTGCTGTTACAAAAGATGAACTGACTCCTTGTGTATTTACAGCTTTTACTCTTACATCATATACTTTTTGATCAATTACATTTAATATTCTATGATTTAATGATGAACCTCTTGAACCTATTATAAAATTAGAATCTGTACTTAATTTATATTCTACTTGGTAAAAATCAACAAAGCTATCAGGTGAAGCACCGATAGTTACATTTAATGCCACTATGACAGTTCCGTCATTATATTCAATTAATTCATCATCTAAAGTTAGACTTGCTGGTGGCTGTATTACAAATGGATTTGGAAGATTTGTAGATGGTGTTGTCGTTTGTTGTGTTTTTGGTGCAAACGTGTAATGACTTCCTTGATATTCTACTAATGCTAATCCTATTGTAAAATCTTCATTGAAAGTTAAAGACATAACTCTAAATGGTTTTGCAGAAAAACCTAATGATGAATGTGTTATATTTACAATATCTCCAATAACTAAATCATAAGCATCAAAGCCAACATTAATTTGAAGTTGTAAAGCTTCTCTTGATCTTCTAAGAATTATTTCAGCCATCTCCTCTGCTTGATAAGGTGACGTAAGTGACTTCATTGAAAATCTACCCTCTAGCAAAAAACCACCATCAGCCGCTTTTAGAGTTGCGTGTCTATCTGCAACATCTAATCCTGAGTCATCAATTGGTGGGAACTGAACTTCATCTGCTTGAAAGTTTCTATCTGGATTTACAAAAGAAACTATAACTCTATTATATCTATCATTTTTACTCGGAGAAGATAAACTGTAACCACCAATAATATCATCTTCAGTAAGTGTGATTGAAGCTGAACCTGTTGTTTCAATAACTAATTTATATTTACCACCAGCATAAGGTAAAAATCCTCTGCACCCTGTAATCAACTCTCTCAGGTTAGAGATGACTTTTTTTGATGTATCTAAAACTGCATTTGTATCAAAAAGATTTATTTGTGAGCCACCTGAAAAGGGAGTTACTTGAGTGATACAAACTTGTGAAGCATCTCTAAAACTTTGTAAATCTATGTCAGCAGTTGGTATTCCTTTTCCATATCTCTCATTTCTTAAATAATCTAAAATACAAAATGCTGGGTTTGTAGAATATGTTGCACTAGACTCGTTTAAACTTGAATCTAATGTAACTATTTTTTTACCTTGTATCTTAGCTTGTACTTTTGGGATTGAGCCAAAAATATCTTGATTCCATTTAAACTTCAAAGCAAGATAAGCAATACCTGATAGTTTATGGTTACTTGTCCAGCTTGATAATTGAGATAATAAACTAGATGCACTTTGACCATCACTTCCGAAATGTGGCTCGATTGTGATATAACTAACATTATCTTTATAAAAATTACTATCTGAACTTGCTACTGTTCTTTGTGTGTTATCTGTAAGTGAACCATCAAATGTAACTACTTTGTCATCAACTCTTATTTCTTGTATAGAATTTATTTCACCCTCGCACATAACAAGAGCCATGTATAAGAACTCGTTATCTGTTCCTGAAGTAGATAAAAATATTCTAATTCCACCAATTAATCTTTCACCATATACAACAGGAATAGCCGCATCATTACTTTGTTTGTTAAGTAATACTCCTCGTTCAAAATCATCAAATTCACTTCCACCAAAATCAGGAATATCAGGTGTTGGTATAAGCCATGATATAAATTTAGTGAATATTTTTGTAAAAACTTTTGTTAGTTTTTTAAAAGCTTTTTTTATAGGTTTAAAAGGATTTGGTAATTTAAGAAAAGATTTGATACCTGTTTTATTTACAGGTTTTCCATATCCACCTAATTTTTTTAATATTTTTTCTTCTTCCTTATTTATGTAAGCAATAAACTCACCTTTAGGTGCATATTTATTTAATATTTTTTTTGCTATTTTTATTAATAGTTTATCAAACCAATTAAACATTATGCTCTACCCCATTTTATATCTTGTACAGTTTGACTAGAAAAATCCATACCTTTGTCTGTACTAAAAAATCTTTGTTGTGATGTATTATTTGTTTTGCGACCTGATTTTTTTTCAAAGTCAGCCCAATGAGAAACTATGTCTAAAGTTACTCCGCTTGATGTATCTGTTTCTGATATTGCAAAATTATCAATAGTGCCTTTGTAAAGTAAAAAAGGGTCAGCTATCAAAGCACTATTGTCATCTAAAAACCCTCTAAATATTGTAACTGTATCTGTAATTACATTTTCATTTAGAACTGTTGAAATAAAGGTTTGATCTGCACCTGAAAGTGTAATTGATATTGGAGATAAATTTACATCTGTTTCTTCTGTAAAATCAGAAACACCCATAATAAAATCACTAGCAACATAAGTTACTGAACTTCCTGAAACTGAAGATGTTAGTGAAAATGAACAATCTGTAATATTAACAGGAGTGCCAAAACCAATGGTAATAAGATGGACAGGTCTAATATCATTTGTCGCTAGTTCTGTCTTTATTGATGATGTTAGGCTTCTCGTCATATTTCTCGTAACTTGTTCTGTTTATTTTAATAGTATCTAATACCTTATATTTAGCATTTTTGGTAGGCTGATTATATTGTCCAAGATCATTTGTTTTAAAATTAATATTTTCTTCGTCAATGATTTCTTCAGCAGTAAAATCAGCATTAAGCCAATAAGTGACTTTATACTTCATTACAAAGTTTCTTCTACATCTAATTCAAATTGATAAAGAACATTCCCATCTTTGTCAGCACTTACAGCACCAAACTCTTGAACATCATTTGTAAGATGTACTGTAAAAGGAATATTGTCATAAAGTACAGTTTCGTCATCTGACAATGCTGTAGTTAATGGTGGCTCTATTGTGACAGTAGCCGCACCTGAAGAACTTGTAACATCTGCAACAACCATATAGACTTTTGTGTGTCCATTAAATTTTATAAAATCACCAGCCCTCAATCTATTTGCTGTATCAGCCGCAAATCCATCAATAGCAATAGTAGTATCTCCAACTGTGTGACTACCATTAACAGCAAGTGTTCCTGTTTCTACACCTCTAGCATCTTCTATTTCTGGCGGTATGATTGTAAAGTTTTCTTTTTGTGATCTTTGTTTGATAATAAATGCCATAAGTTCGCCATAAATGTCAGACCTTTTTCCTGTAATTATTTGTGCAGTAAAAGCAAATCTTTGACCATCTATTTGTCTTGCAAGTTTCTTACCTGATTGTGATTTAGATATAATTGTATTTTGTATGCTCTTGATGCCAAGAGTTGAAAAACCAGCAGAAGATATTGGAAATGCACCAGCCATTAGATTATACTACTTCTCCCTTTTTCATTTACTGCATTGTTTATTAATTGTGTTATTGTTCCTCTTGATCTTACAAGTAATTCTTCAAAACCTGAAGCATCTACAGTATTGATATTAAAATTAACATTTACACCACCACCGCCAAGACCTCTTGCAGATTGTGTTATTTGCCCTGATGAGTTTGGTATAAACATTTCAGCACCTCTTTCACCTACAATAGTTGGCTGTCCTTTTCTTACTGCTCCACCTGATTGTTTTCCAAAACCAAAAAATCCACCAATAAAACTTAATGGATTGAAAAAACTAGATAATGTTGATGCTTTTGCTAAAGCCGCTTGTTTTTGTTTTTCTCTAGTTATTAATTTTTCTATTGCAAGTTCAACAGTTTTTCTAGCAACTATTTCTATAATTGCACTTAAAACTCTAATTGCTAATTCTTGAGCCATTTTTTTAAATGTATCAGCTAAATTTTGTCCGAGTATTATTGATCTTGCAAGAGCATCAGAAGTTTTTTTAATTCCACCATTTATACCTTTTGCAATAATTGAACCAATACTTGTTAATCTTGCTTGAAATTCTTCTATTTCTTTTTTGTTTAAATTTCCTAAAGTATCTCTAAATGATTTAATATTTCTTATAACAGCTTCTCCAAATGTTTCTTTTCTTGATGGTGTTACAGTAATATCAGGTTTATCTTGCTCTGGTGTTTTAGGTATTTTTTCTTTTTCACTTAATAATCCTATTTCTCTAAGTTTTTCTATTATTAAATCTAATTGAGAAATAAGAACTGCCGCACCACCTATTAATATATTTTTCTTTACAGCCATGTTAAAACCTCTCATAGCGATTGTTGCTGATACAATAGCTGTTGTAAGATTTGCAAAAAAAGTAATTAATTTAAAAGCTATCAATATTTTTATAGCATCAACAATAAGATCAATATTATCTTTAAAAAATTTTAAAGTTTTTGCAGTTGCATTTATAGCAACACTTAATCCTTTACCTATTAGATTTCCAAACTCAGCTATTTCTTCTCTATTTGCTTCTACAGTTGATTTTAAATCACCTAAATTTTCTTTTAATGCACCGAAAAAACCTTTAGAAACTTCTACTTGAAATTGGAAAAAAGCATCTTTTATATTAGATACTGTACCAAATAAAGTTTGTGCAAGTTCATCAGTTAAACTTCCAAACTCTCCACCAGTACCAAATGCTTTTTGTAATCCTTTAATTGATTCATCAACAGAAACATTTACTCCCCCTTGAAAACCAGCCATAGCCCTTACACCTCTCTCTCTAAATAATTCTGCACTTCCTATACCAGCACTAAATGATCTTTGTATTTGTAAAGATGCTAAAGCAAAATCTCCACCTAAAACTGTTGCTGTGTTTCCTGTTATTTTTAATAATTCTTCAAATGATACACCACTTTTTTCTGCTTGTTTTCTTACTGTTGCTAAAGCTGTTATACCTTGTTGTATATTTCTTAATTCAAATGGAGTTGTCGCCGCAAATTTTGTAACATCTTTTAGTGCTTTTTCACCAGCTTTTGCAGAGCCGAACAAAGCTTTAAGTTGAACTCCTAAATTTTCTATTTGTATTCCAGCATCTACAAAACCTTTTATTACAATACCAGCACCAAGACCGATAAAAGCATTTTTTAAATTAAAAACTGATTGTCTAACTTTTTGTAGATTACCCTGTAAATTATTTAAGGCTTGTTTCGACCTATCTCTTGCAACAATATCTATATTTAATTTTTGAGCCATTTTATGTTCTATTAGTGTTCTTTAGATTATTATACTCATCTTGTTGTTTTTTCAAGTAAGCTAACCATAAATGATAATGTTGTAATGGCATATCTAAAACAGTTTGTATTGGAACTTTAAGTTTTTCTGCGACCACCAATATATTACGAATATCTGGGTCGCTTCTTACTTTTTTTCAGCTTCCTCGAATGATGTATCAGCTAATATTTTATTTGCTACAAGAGCTATTACATTTGAATCTGCTTTTCTTCTTAGTTCAAATTTATCTTCTAATTTAAAAGCTTTTTTAAGATTACCTTTTTCGTCTTTAACCTGAAGTTTCATTATAAGTAAATCAACTAAAACTGTAAGATCAGTAAAGTTATTAGATTTTTTAAAAATAATATTTTTTTCTTCAAGTGTTAAAGGTTCTGAGTAAAATATTGATGGATTACCAGCATCATCTTTCCATTCAGGAACTTCAATACTAATAGTTTGTAAAGAATCAAAATGTGTTTTGACCCTATCTATTATTGACATAAATTATTATTCAGTTCCGATTGTTAAAGCACCTGTTCCTTGAAAAGTAACTGATCTAGCAACTATTCCATCTAAAGGTTGTGATACTGACATTCCTGTAATAACACTTGCACCCTCAAATTTTCTGTCACCTGTTGAACTTCCCTCTGGTAATAATTTAAAAGTTATACTTGAACCAGCAGTTAATTGTGTTTGAACACTATCTGCTTCGTCAAAGTGCATTTCTAAAGTACCAGAGAATGATGTTCTACCAGCAACAAAAGTTTTAGCGGCATCAGCCATTTTTGTACTTTCAACAACATCTCCTGTAGTTTCGATAGTAAATGAAACAAGTTCACCAACTGCTGAACCGCCAACTACTACTTCACCTTCTTTTCCGTGATGTACTGCCATTTTTTATTCTCCTTTGATTAAATTGTTATATTAGTTTTCTTGTTGTTCGTCAATTTCTTCTTCTTCGTCATCTTCAAATTCTTCATCATCTTCAAATGAGTCATCTTCTTCATCTCTAAGTTCTGCAAGTAAATCTTTGACTTCTTCACACATCATTGATTCCTTGTCATGTAACTTTTCAATGCTATCTATTTTCTTTTCTATCTTGTCTATTATTTTATCTTTGTTCATATTATGTCCTATGGTGTACCAGCTTCAAATTCGTAAATACACCTAATCGTCATTCTAATACCACCTATAGGAAACAAAGTACCCTCATCAGTTTCAACCTGAATAACTTCTGTATCAAGTGCGTTACCAGATCGAGTAATATCAGATTCTAGTTCTGTTTCAATAGCTGTTATTAACTGATTCCTTTTTGTATCAATATTAACTTCCGCACCTTTTACAAATCCAAGAATTAAGAAGTCTATCGTACCAATCCTTGTTTTTGCACCTACACCTATTTCTTGATCTTCTCTAGTTTCTTCTGATGTTTGTACTATAACTGCTGGATATTGTTTGTCAGACAATTCATCTAATTGAAATGGTTGTCTTGTAGCTTTTTTTATACTTGGGCTAGATATACCAGAAATGGTAGATAATATATTTGATGCAATATTTTCTCTTGTACTCATAACTTAAATTTCCTTAGTTCATCTTTGACAAATTTTTCAAAAGATTTGTTTATAATCTTTTCTGTTCTAGTATTAAAGCCAAAAAATTCTCTTTGTGGGTCTGTAGTTACTTGATTAAAAAAAGCTTTATCTATTTCTTCTTTTCTTGAAAAAGCTAATGTTACTTTATGCTTACCTGTTTTCTTTACCATTGATGGAGTCAAAGCACCTAACATTCTACCAGAATAAAATAAATCTACTGCTGTTGGCTTACCCTCTCTTTGTAACTGTTTTATGTAGCCCTCAGAATATGGTGCAAATCTTCTGTCTTTAAAATCTTGCCCTTTTAATGTTTTAGTCCTTATTATTTCTACTAATTGAAAACCAGCTTGTTTTACACCTTTATCAATTATTCTTGGTAATACAGCACCAAACTTTTTAAATTTTGCAGATACTTGTTTTGAGTTTGTTTTGATATTTATATTTACAGCCATTATCTATTTAATCGTCTGTAGCCATGTAAAGGTTCTCTTTCATTTGAAACTATAGAGCCATCTGCTGTAGAGTCATATTCAACACCATCTTCAAGTATTGCTCTAAACTCTTTGTTATATTCAGCCATATAATATTCACCCATTCTTTCAAATCTGTCTTTGTCAGCTTCTGGTCTAAATTTTGTAAGTGCTGGTAAAAGGAATCTACCAAGAAATAAATATACACCAGCTCTTTCAAACTGATCTAAATTTACTTTTGTATTGTCCATCTCAACAGTATTTAAAACTGTAATATCTGTGTAGACATTTGTTTTATAAGTTGGAAACCATTCTATTCTAAGCTGTCTTAAAATATCGTTTGTGGTTTGTGCAAAATAATTTGTTGCTTCTGTTGAGCCAGATGCAATACCAAACTCAAAAACATCAGGTTGATATTTCGTAACATCACTTGCAGTAATAACATTTGCACCAGTAAAATTTGTCATTATTTATTTCCACATAAGATAAGCAATAATTAAAATTAGTGGTATTGAGTACATTGGATTATTTTTAGCTTTTATCCATACCCATTTTGACCATTTTTTTGCTTTCATAATTATAATCTTGTTCATTTCTTTTTCCTTGTTTTTCTTTTCTTAGTTTTAAGTTCTATTACTTTATCAGAAATGTCTTTTGCTGTCGCTTTTTTAATTTGTTTTTTTACTGAGTCTACAGGAGTAAATCCTCTCATTTGAAAATGTTTTATATTAGCTTCGTATTGATCTTTAGCCCTTGTTATAGTTTTTTTTCCATTTGTTAATCTTATGTTCATAAAATCTCCTTTTAAGTATCAGGGCGATTTCTCGCCCTGATAAAAGTACGATTATTGGATTGATGAATCTACGTTCAATTCAACTCCATAAGTATCGTTTAGTTCTCCTGTACCATATACAGCAGTTGCTACAATCTCGTCTGCTCTTAGAGAAGCATCTCTTTGAGTTTCGATTTTTAGGTCTTGCATCATAGCTAATGCTAACGCATCTCTATGGAATATTGCACCTTTGTAGTCTCCTGTAGTACCCGGATTATTACCAGAGTTGTCAGCAATATTTGAAGTTTCAAATATTGGAACACCAGCAACATTACCAACGAAACCTGTTGTTAAAGCTTCATTTGATAAAGGTGATTCTCTACCAACGAATGTGTTTGTTAAATTACTTTTTAAATCAAACGCATTTAGTGGGTGGAATACACCAGCTAGGTCTGACATTGGTACTGCATTTTTTCTAAGTATTGCTACTGCATTAAATACATTAGCCGCACTTAAAACTGCTGTGCCATCTCCAACTTCTTGTGAGAAACCATCAAACAACGCAGTTAAATCTGTGTCTATTTTTTTTGCGATTGCTTCACCAAATAATCGACCTATGTCTGCCGCAACATTTCTTGGTGCTGCATTTCTTCCTAGATCAGTTAAAGTTGTCATAATTCCAACTTCTGATGCTGAAATAGTTACAGATGTTGGGTTGATTGCTGTGTTAGATAAATCAGATGCTTCCGATACAGCCGCCGCAGATACAGCAGAGTAAATTGGAACTTCAACTGACTTTCCGCCACCTGTTATAGCATAATTTCGTACTAGAGGCCTCATTGTTGATTGCTCTGATGCTACGAATAATGCTTCTGCTACAATCTCAGTATATAATTCTGTGAGTGTAGAACTTGTGCTTTCGTTTGCCATTTTTTTTTGTCCTTATTATTTGTTTGTTAAATTTATTTGAGTAGGTTGTGAATCTCGTTGTTTGCGATACTCAGCATACTTCTTACGATCTTCTGGCTTACTCATGTCTAAGTCCTGAATGTTAAATGGTTTTACAGTTTTACCTTCGACACTACTCTGGCTTCCTGTTCCAGACAATGACCCTTTACGGAAATGTGGGTTAGCATCTAAAAACTCTTTTACTCGATCTTCAATAGTAAGTAGTTCACCCTTTGGGTTGTATCTTATGTTTTTATTATTATCAAGTACTTCTATTCTACCATCATCATTATAATTTACTTCGTTTTTCAACAAAGAAACTACTTGATCTGGTGCAATAGCATTATTCTTTGAAGCCAATGATAAAATACTATTATCTACATTGATTGTTTTTACTTTGCTTTTCCAATCAGCTAACTCTTTGTCTTTTTCAGCTATTCTAGCTTTCATAAGATTTTCAAGATCAGCTTTTGTTTTAGCATCTTGTATTTGTTTTTCTTTTAAGATTTCTTCTTCTTTTTTCTTTGTTTCATCTAACATTCTTTGATGTTTTGCTTTTTCAGCTTCTAGTCTTTGTTTAACTATTCTATCAACATCTTCTTGATTGAAACTTGCTGTTGGTTTTGTTTCGTCAGTTTGAGTTTGTTTAACTTCAGCTTCCTGAACATCATTTTGCGGTTGATTAACCTGTTTGTCTTCTGACATTGTTTCTCCTTTGTTTATATTATCAGATCACCTTTTTTGTTATACCAATTAGGATTGACATAACTCCATTGATGTCTGCAATTATACCCACCTCTTACGAATAATGGGTCGCCTGATTTTTTACCAGACCATGACCTACTAGCCCATAATCTTTTTACTTCATCAAGAGTAAATAAACCACTAGGTCGTCTATTTAATACACCATTTATTAAATCTCTGCAAATCTCTCTGGTTGTAGGTATTACATCTCCAAAGTATTTGACAAATGTTAAACCAGCATCATTAGCTTTATTAAAATTAAGGGTTGCATCAAATTCTCTTAATGAGTCGTTTAATATCTGACTCGCATATCTTTTCATGTTTTCTCCAGCCCTATCTCTTGCAAACTTAGATTGTAAAGTTTGGATAGCTGTATCTACTTCTGTTTTTTTTGATTTATTAAATTTATTATTATTAATAAAATCTATTAGTCTGTTAGCTTCTGCATCATTTGAACTAGCATAAATGCCATTGATTGTTTGTTTTAGTTCTTTTTCAAGTTCTACAAAGCTGTTACCTATTAATGTATTTTGATAAACCTTTTCTGATAATCTTCTTGTAAATGTATTCGATACATCTTTAAATTGAGTGAAGTATTGTTGTTTCAGATTTTGTACTAAAGCAAGATCACCTTTTGTTAGTTCTTGAAACTGTACAGGAATATTACCAATTCTTTTGAAAGCTTTTTCTACTCTTTTAGCTTGTTTAGTAAAACCCTCTCTAACAACGTTATCTGACCATGCTAAATATTCTCTATCAAGTATTGCTTTTATTTTAGGTCTTATTGCTATTGCGGCTTGGAGTTCTATTAATCTTCCATCTGTTGTTTTTTTTAAATCTCTATTAGCTAGTTCAACTACTTCTCGTTCTATTCTATCAAGTGTTGCTATGAGAGTTTTGTAATATTTTTCTTCTGCTATCTCAATTTGTTTGATACGATAATTGGTTGCGTCTTTTACTATATCTGCCATTCATTAAATCTGCTCTTGCTCTACTTCTTGATCTTCTTGTGTAGTTTCATCTTGTGTAAATTCACCAACTTCTGCTTTTTGATCAATCTCGTCAAAGATAGTATTTAGTTTTTCATCATTATCTACAACTGCTCTTGCAATTTCTTTATCTACTTCTTTGTTAAATGTAGGTGAACCAATAGACATAGCTTTTGCTTGTTGGAAGTAAATCAAATCAGAAGCATAATCTCTTATATTAAAACTATCTGGGTAATTTATTTCACCATCAAATGTTGTGTTTTGGAATATGGAATATAATCTAAATAGTTGTTCTTCTGCTATTTCTAAATTATCTGCTTTTTCTGATAGTCTTGCATTAAGTAATTCAAACTCTGTTTGTAAAGCTATTCCAGATGATACTGCTTGTTTAGTTGTTCTTACTGCTCCTGTATGTGCAATCCTATTGATAGCATCTACTTTGTGATTTATTGAGTCCATTAAACCATTTAGATTTTGACCTGATGGTTGAAGTAAATATGGTTTTAGGTTTGAGTCCATTTCATCTGGCATTTCAATAACTGCACCAGCACCAGCACTTGCATTGACACTTGGAGTTTTTACTAATGATGGGTGGTTTGTTAATCTTATTAATTGTTCAATCTCAGATAATTCATTGTATATACTTTTTTGCAAATCAGCTATGTCCTGTAGGTCTGATTGACCAATCCCCCTCTTATGCGATTTGGAATTGTATAAAATAACTGCTGGTATTTTGCCAATCAGATTATCGACAGTATCTATTGTAATTGGGTCTGATCTATCATCTTTTGAATAAATTGTTTCTATTCGATCAGGAAACCATAACCTAAAATATGTACCGCCATCTTTATCTATTTCTTCTCTTACTTTTAAATAGTCTAAATAATATTTACCATTAACTTCTCTTTTAAAATTCCAATCTAAAACATTCTCTGGTGTAACGATTGAAATATATGGTCTTATTTCTTGATTTAGTTCG